CAGCAGTAACACCGATAGAAACCTTAGGTGCGACAGTAAAACCAGATCCACCATCAGAAATGATGACACTTGAAATAGTTCCTGCAATTGATACAAGGGCTGTTGCAGCAACACCAACCTTTTCAGTTCTATCGAGAATGAGAACACTTTGGTTGACTTCTGCGAGATCATCAATTTCATTGAAGAATGGAACCGCAGTATCGACAAATACTTCTGTAGAAGCCGCAGAAACGTTGTTGATGATATATGATACTGGTCTGATGTTTGCCTCCAATTCTGGTCTATCTTTTGTAACATCAATGTTACCGATAATCAAGTCAGAAACTTGTTTCTTCCAAGTTACTGGTCTTTCCAGGGATCTATCGGTTGTGATACCAACATCAATATAAGTATTTGTTGTAACAACATCTGCGGTGGTAATGCCAGTTACGGTTCTTGGAAGTTCCTGATATCTAGAACCCAGGCCATAATCTGGATACGAATTGATTGTCAGTTTATCACCAACCTTTACGGTTTCTAAGATATCAACAGATGTAATGTCATTATCTGAAGCACGGTAGAAGTATATTCTTAACTTATCTCCAAATTTAGGAGCTTCTGAGAATGTAATCTGAGAACCACCAATAACAGTGTAACTTTCAAAAGGAATCTGAAGAATATCGTTTCTAAAGATAAGAAGATTATCTTCTACGCGGATAGGTGAACCTTTTGATGCTCTGAGTGTCAAGAGAGTCTCACTCGCACCAACTGTTTTGGTAATATTGAACGTTCTTCTCTCACCATCAAACAGATCTTCAAAGGTATTGAGTTTTTCAAGTTGTCCAAATGTCCAACCAGCAAAACTATCATTGAAGGTTTCGGTTACTGTCAATCTGAACGAGGTAAACGCAACACCAACAGAGGCGTCTGTAGGAATACCTGCCTGATTGTCTGTTGCAAGTTCGAGAACATCTCCAACCTTGTAGTTGTATCCATAGTTAGTGATATTGAAACTGATTACACTCTTTGCAAGACCAACACGAACCGTAACAGATGCACCAATACCAGTTGGGCTTCCAACAAGTCTCATATTTTCATAATTAAGTGGTGCTTCAAATTCCAGGGTTGGTGGATTTGTAGAAGTAAATCCAGAACCAGGATTCGTGATAGTTACTGATGTTACAATACCTGCAGTTACGTTTGCAGTACCGATGGTGACAATACCAGAACTTGAGATTGCCTTGACAAGAATATTTGTTTGAACACCAACTCTGTATCCAGAACCGCTGTTACCAATTGAAACTGATTCAATAGTTCCTGCAATGGACACAATTGCTGTACCACCTGCAGCTACCAGAGGTTGATAACCAAACGAACTTGTTTCCGCAACAGAAACGATAATTCCACCCCTAGGAATGGAAGAGACGTTAGTATCATAACTTACAGATACTCCAGCGCCAGTGAAACGAACAGAAGAAATACCTGATGTTTCGGTAATAATATAGTCATCTGGAGATGTTGGATTTTGGAAGATTTCGTTGACCAGAATTATGCCAGTGTTTGTTGCAAAACCAACTACATCTTGACCTTCAGATTTCAGAACAAATGCAGATGCAATACCTGTGAATTGATCTTCAATTGTGTCGAATACGTGGTTATTTGTGTATGTGTCTTCTGTGCTGTCTGGAATACCAGTTCTGATAAACGCTCTGGCTGCAAATGTTGATGTTGTTGTAAGTCCTGCAGGGCCTTTCTGACCTTTTGGAGCCTCAACAAAGTTGATCGTATCCTGTACGATGTTATAGTTACCAACATATTTGGTGACGGTAGAACCAAAACCGTGATTTCCTAAAGCAGAGTTCAATTGTGCTCTCTTAACCAATACAACGTTGGTTCCTCCGATACCAATGGTATCGATCTTCATAAACTCATCATTGACTTTAATAACGTCGCCGGAGAAGAATGACGAAATACCTGCCATAGTCATAAAGTCTGTACCTGTACCCATTGCGGTAGCAAGACCTGTATTGACTGGAGATTGAATCAGTGGACTTTGGATGTTATTATCCAAAGTAACTAACATCTTAGAATTGAGTTTCTGTGCAGTAAATGTGTGAGTAGTTCCAACACCTACTGTAGTAATATCAAGAACACTTGGTACATTCTGAAGAGCTTCAGTTGCACTTGCTGCGACTTTGAACTTATTCTCAGCAACTTTAACGACATACAGTGTAGATGGCAGTTTATCTGTAGTACCAAAACCGACAATAGATGTAGTTCCAATACCGATACTCATTGTGGTGCCGGCACCAGTTGGAGCATATGTAATCTTTTCTCCATTAGTGAAGAAGTGATTGTTGACGACAAACAGGTTGTTGGTAACGTCTACAACTGCAGGATCAGATGCATCAAATACTTTATGGAAGACAGAATCTCCTCTATGTTTCAGATTAAAGGAGAACACAATGTCATTTTCTGTTCCTGTGTAGAAACTATCCTCCGACTTAAGAGTTGAATTTGTAAAGCTTACAATACCCGTGCTTCCTCCAGTTTCAGTGAGGTTATATTGGAGAACCTTCGTAGTAACATCAGTATTTGCTGGTGGAGTGAGTAGTAACTCAAGATCTGATCCTGTGGCAGAGTAACCGACACCAATAGTTCCAATACCAGTTCCATTAAAGTTATTGAAACTTCCATATTCATTGAAATAGATGTCGGTTCCATCGTGAATCAGAGTTACCTGAGTAACTTCATACCTGTTGTTGGTGGTATCATTAATTTCAATCAGACAGTTTGCAGACTGATATACATTTGATGAGAATCCACTAATGCGTGTGGCTTGTGGAGTTGAGGTAGATCCGATAGAAGTAGTTGTGGTCAGAATCTGAGACAGTGCAATCGATGTACTTCCAATGCCAGTAGCTGCACTATCAAATGATGTCTGATGAACTCTCATCGTTACGCCAACACCGGCAAGAGGTGTAAAGTAAACACTGGCAATACCAGCAGTGACATCAGCACCAAATGTTCCAAGACCGACGTTGGGAACACTAGTCGCGGAGAAGTTTTCCGCAACAACTTGTCCATACTCCAACAAATAAGCCTCTGTTCCGTCTTGTAACAGAATCAACTCATTGATTTGACTTCTTTGTTCACCTGTTGTTTCTGTGGTCTCAACAAACAGTTTTGTGGTAGTAAATGATGTTGTGCCAAATCCAACGACTTGGATTGGAACTGGTGAAACTGAAGAACTTACTCCAGCGGAACCAGAAATGATCTTGTATCCGGTTCCAATCTCGGTAGATCCAACACCAACCTTAGTATCAACATAAGTTTGTTGTGATAAGATTCTAAGAGCGTAGTTGTTCGACCTAAACTTGGCGGGAACAAATCTAAGTGATCCTGTTGCACCACTAATTACAAAGTCGAAAGTTCCCAAATCAATCTGCGTTTCAACTCTTCCAAATGGAACGATATATGCATTAGATCCATCGTGAACGACGTTGACTTCAATGATTTCCTTTTCACCACTAAATCTTCTATCAAAGATGAGAACGTAGTATTTCGCACTTCTGATATCATTGATATCAAAACTAGAAATCTCAGAATAAGCTGTGGATCTTGGTTCATCATTAAACTGCGAACTTACGCTATCAATAGAAATTGCGCGGTTTGTTCTGGATTCGATATAATCAGTGAGAATGCGATTACTGAACTTAATCTCATCAGATGCAAGTTGATTATTAATTAGTTTTGAATTTTCCGTAACAAGATCAAAATCATAAGTATTATGAACAGACTCATTTTCACTGATAAGATCAACGAGACTTGATGTTACCTCTGAAGAAACTCCAACAGAAGCTCTTCTGCGATTCTTCGAATCTGTAGATGCAATTGATACGATTTGGAGATCGGAGAACTTCTTAAATCCTACAACGTGTGACAGTGAACTTACGGGATCTCTCCACTTCTCAAATTCGATTGGGCTTTCCAGTGAATATGAGAATACTTGATAGTAATCATTATCTGGAATCTTCTGCAAGGATTCACTTGGTTTACCAGTGTCTCTCTGCCAACCATTGATCACTGCTGAGTTTGAATCAACGTCAAAATCGGAGGAGAAGTTGATAACTTCTTGAATCAGAGCGATTGACTTAGAAGACGTGCCATTGATTCTTTCTCCAACAACAAAGTTGTCATTTGTTGATATAACTTTAAGGTACTTGTTTACTTCGTTCCAAGAAACAACAGTTCCAAACTTATCACCAGTACTTACAATTTCACCAACACTAAACTGATTTGGTTTAATTGTAATGTTGAAAACTGGCAGATCTTCAAAAGGAATTACTCTTCCAGAAGATGAGTTGCCACTAAAAATTCCTGGATTGGTAACACTGGAATCTAACTTATAGGAAACAGTTGCATTTCCGCCACCAGGATTCGTATTTACTCCAGTAACAGTAAAGTAATCATACTCATAGTTGGATGAGTTATACCCAGTACCAGTGGAAGCAATACCAATATTTTCTACAAAGATCTTTCTTCCGAGAACAAAAGGATAAGATTGAGTTGTAAATGTTCCATCGAGAGTAAGCGTTACGGTATTCGTTGCGCTAGCATAAGAGACGTTAGATACTTTTACACCATTGGAGTTGTTTACCGTAAGTACCCTTGGATTTGTATCATAGAGGTCATTTGTATTTCTGATGATCTCTACTTTAGAAACAGCGGTTCCTTGAAGTTCAACATCGGTAATAACATTTTCATTTACAGATCCTGTTACTCTATCAATAACAATGACTTTGGGAGGTTCAACATAATTTTTACCTCCAGAGGTAATTCCAATATTACTAATTGTTGATAATCTATCGAGTTTGATAATCTGAGGTAATCTTACCGATGGGCGAAGGGTTCTATCAGCAGAATAATCAAATCCAATATTCTTAACTGTATAATTTCTCAGAACACCGATATTGTCACTGACTAATTTGACAATTCCACCAACACCCTCAGTCGATGCGATTGCAGTTACGACTGGGATAGCATCATATCCCTTTCCTTTAGATACAATTTGTACTTTATCGATTGGGCCAGATACTTGTCGAGCAATGGTAGAATACTTAAGTAACGTAGTTTCATTTAAGTTATAACTATCTTTCTCTGGTTCTCCTGGCAAGTTGAATGAGAAGGTTGTGCTACCAATACCAGTTACATTAAAGATTCCATTATATTCACTATCAAAGACATTCAAACTAGAGTAGCTGATTACATCCGTATCGATAACTGGGGTCTTCTTATCTTCACTGATAATGTCCAAGTTGACTGGTGACAGTTTGTAGAAAAGTTGTTGAGGAGTATTCTCTGTTAAGAGAAGATCAACTCTTGCAGTTGTGGTTACACCAACGGTTCCGACTCCAACAACTTGGAAACCAGATTCTTGGAAATTAGAATAGTATGGTTTAATAAATGTTTGATCTCTATACAGATTGAAATCAAATGAAGATGTTCTCTTCCCAAGAACAGTTTGCCCAAGAGATGTATCGGAAACTGCAAATCCAACTCTATAGCCACGAATCAATCTCAGTTTAGGATTAATAAGACCAATTTCGTGATCAGATCCAGTAGATGTAATACCAATAACGTCTGGAATAAACTTTGTCGCTTTGTAATAAGTCTCAGCAAGTTTGAATGAGTTATTATCTCTTCTGACAACGAAATAGATTTGGTTGTTTGCAAGAGGCAGAGCTGGATTGGTAGATGTATACAACACCTTGTCTCCAGTCTCATACTTGTGATTATTGATTGTGATTAGTGAAAGATCGGTATTGATGCCAGATGCACCGAAGGTCTTTGGTGCAATAATTGTTCTCTTAGTGGTTTCGTTATACTTAACCGCATAAGATGTTGTAATACCTGGTGTTACTCTTACTTGAATTCTATCATTTTGCAACAACCCGTGAGGCTCTTTACAGACAATAGTTCCAATAACCTTTTCGAGGAATCCAGTTACTTCAAACTTCCTTGGAGTAAAACTGTGAGCCTGACCAGAACCAACTCCACTGAAGAAGAGTCGATATGCAGTTGATGCAATACCAACTATAGATCCAGTAGATCCAATCGCAACAGGGTTTGTAGAGATACCTAAGAAATCTTTACCTGCGTTGATTGCATAAACAACAGATTTGTTTGGTAATGAGAATGTAGAGATACCATTGTAAACTTCGATGGAGGCATCATCTCCATTTGAGTATGTCAGTTCTTGGCCAGTTACAAATCCGTGATCGGGGAGATATGCAGTTTGAGTTGGAATAAATCTGGAAGTAGAACCTCCACCGACAACCTTGTATGAATAAACAATCGTAGACCCAATACCAACACCAGCAGTAGAACCCAATGCAAGGGTTTCTGAAGGGTTAAAGTAATAAGGTATATTTCTGTTGGTAACAAAGTTTGTACTTATACCAATGTTATATTGAATAACTCTGTTCAGAACAGTAATCAGTGAAGTACCAGAATGAGCAGTTCCAACAACACCATCATACTCTCTCTTTACTCTGAGTTTGTTATTCAGGGTATCAATGTTCAGAACCAACATTTGTTCTGATGAGATGCCAATAATGTCGTTAGATTCGATGTTTAGTTGAGTTAAGTTACCACTAACCGACAGGCTTGTGATAATACCTGTGGCGCCAGTGGTTCCAATTCCAGTATTGAGAATCAGGAATGAAGTATTAAATCCAATTCTATGTCTTCCACTAATTCTCTTTAACGCATCGGTAGACAAACCTGAGACATTGATAATATCACCAACGGCAAGGCCGTGAGGTTGTGTTGAGAATCCAGTTACATTACCATTTCTATTATTATATCCAAAAGTAATATTATCAAATCTTAGAACGGTTGATCCAATTGATACGATATCACTTCCTACTACACTGGAAACTTTTGCATCAAATCCATTACCGTTGCCACTCTGTCTAGTGATTAACCTATCATTAACCTTATAGTTAGATCCAGCATTCTCAACAACATAGGATCTAATATCTCCAGGAGATGCATAGTTAACTACGGCTTCCTGATTAACGAGTTTGGTGCTATCATAAACTCCATCATATGATGTGCCAGGTAATCCCAGTTTATATGGATAGTTATTTCTTCTAAATGTAGTTGCATTTAAATCAATACTTTGATTATTGGTTTCGACAAAGTTGTAATCATCTGGTTTTGCAGTAAATCTATCACCAATCAAATATGGGAATTGTGGTGAACGATAGTTTTTAAAAGTTCCGCTAGTCTGATTCGAGTTTGGATTGATTGTTGCAAAATATGCATATGTGCCAGTTGGATAATCTGGTGTAATGCAATAGCGACCATTATTCCGATCAAGATCACCATTTCCGGTATACTCATAGTCTTCGATGAAGAATCCAAGAGGGAACAAGTCAATCGGTGGGCCATCAGTTCTGGATGTCTTTAACGTATATCCAGACTTCATAATTCTAGCTAAACCACCATCCTTTCTGTCGTATCCATATGGGCCATAAATTGGATTACCATCATAAGCCCAACCAATGATCGGAGAGTGTTTGGTCGAGACTTGTTCTGCATTGTTTACCAATGTCAGATCATTCTGTGCATAATCAAAGGTTCCATCACTATTCTTTTGTTTTAATACTCTTCTTAAAGATCTTGGTGCATAGAACGAAGTAAACTTCATTCCATTGTCATTATCACCTCTGGTTAAGAATCCATCATCAGATGTGATGATATCTTCGTATCTCTTGACATCATTAATATTCCAACTACTGATCTTTGGTAAGAATTTAACTCCAGTACCAGGAATGTTCTCAGATACTACTACACTCGATGTGGTATATCCAACACCACCATTCAGAATGGTGATCTTTGAAACTTGACCGTTACTAATTGACGCAATAGCCTTGGCACCAACACCATCACCAAAGATGGAAATGTCGGGTGGGGAACTATAATTAGTACCAGATTTGGTGATAATGACAGATTGAATTTTTCCATCAGTTACAATAGCTCTATATTCTGAAGATGATCCAGAAGAAACTCTAACTGTGGGTCGGATTGCAAAATTCAGAATTGTGGAAGATCCATATCCAATGCCAGATTCTTCTACATTAACAGATGTAATACTTCCTCTTACAACTGGATTTACTACTGCGTGATAGTTCTCTGGTGCAGAAGTATTAATTCCAATTCTACCTTTTACGTTTACGGTGATTGGAGGATAATTGAAGACGTGATTACCAGAACCAACAGATGTCAATCCGACATACTGTTTTGTCAAATAGTTCAAATCAGAGATAGTGGTTCCAATACCAGCAGCTGCCAATCTAAATCTATTGTCGTCAACCTTTAAGACATAATAGTCTTGCGTTGTTTGCAGACCACCAATCGAAACATCAGAATTGGAGTATCTTACCAGTTCTCCATCAGAGAATCCGTGGTCTTGATATTCGATGTAATCTGAATACGTATTAATACCAGTTGGTGATATCAGTCTTCTCTTATTTTCATACCCTTCGCCAGCATTTTCAATAATGATCTGGCCAATAACTCTCTTCTTCTCTAGGCTTTCGAGTCTCTGAATACCATCAGCGAATCCTGTGATATTGATGATGTTTGTTTTAGTTAATGCACTGTTGCGATCATTTGCAAGTTGAATAGTTGTCGGATTAATTCTTGCAACATAGTAAACTTCATTATTAATCAGATTTTGATCTGGTGATGTTTGAATACCAACAAATGATGGATCTGTTGCAATACCAATTGCACCAGTTCCAGTAAAGGTCTTATAGATTACTGGTTCACCATCTCTAAATTTGTGATAAGTTGTAAATCCAAGAGTATTATTATTGATGTTGACTACACTACCAGAAGATGATGCATCAAAGTCGATGTAGTGATCAATTTGTTTAAGAACTGCTTGTGCAGTTGCATTCTTGCCGTTTCCACCAGAGATCTCAATGATAGGCGTATCCACATAATCAAAACCAGGATCAACAACGTCTATTCGTGAGAATGTTCCTTTTACGTTAACAGTTACACTTGCACCAGCTCCAGCAGTACTCTCAATAGTTGCTGATGGTGGAGTAATAACATCGTAATTTGATCCACCAGAAAGAACATCGATTTGATCAATGCCGCCGAAGAACACAACGTCGCCCGACTTATAGTTTATAATTTCTGTACCATTAACAAGAATACCAGTTGTGCCTGGAATAGTTTCACGTTCTTGTCCATCAAACAGAGGATCAAACGAGATTCTCTTGAGAAGTCTTTGGTGTTCTAATTTCTTACCAGCAAGTTCTGGAACAGAAATCTTGAATACACCACTACCAGTTGCATTTACAAATGTTTCATTCAGAAGATCTGGAAGAGAATTGGCAAGTTTAATTTCATTTGCGTTCTCTCTACTAATGAAATAGTTCTTTCCATTAATCAGGCTTCCTAGAACTCCAGTATCATTGAGTATGTTAAATCTAACAACTTCTCCAGAATAGAATCCGTGATCTTGAGATCCAGATGTAATTTGAATGGTTTCTCCAACAGTTGATCCAGACCATTGAATTGAACGGTCAGTGACACTAATTGGTTCCTGTCCCAAACTTGGAATTGATGGAGAAGCTACATAAACGTGTGGATGTGGAGGTCTGGCTTCAGGATTATCACTTTCGTGATCATATGTGTTTTGAACGTCAGTAGTGTATTTTGTGATATTGTCGTGTACAGTACTGTTACCTCTATTCAGTCTTCTTCTAACAAACTCTACATCTAAAGGATCAATACCTGGCAGATCACTCAGAATAAATGTGGAGGTACTTACAACATTAGTTACGCGACCTAATCCAAGAACATTTGATTGTCCATCAAGAACTTCAATAAAGTCTTGTTCATAGAAATCGTGTCTGGAGTTAGTAGTTACATTGTATACACCAGTCGTTGATGTCTGTTCAAAGTTGACAAGTGAATGTCTTACAGCAACGTTGTGAATCCAAGAACTAAACTTAACATCTTCTGCACTCTTTTTAATTCCAAGAGTACCGACTCTAACAATATCATCTTTGTTAAAGTAGATTGTGTTGGTTGGGATTCTAAATTGAGATAAAACACCAGTAATCAAAACCTCAATTTTGTTCTCTGGTGAGGCTGCGGTATATCCATATGCAACATTTCCATATCTTACTTCATCTGAAACCGTATACTCTTTCGAGATTGGTGCAATATTAAGAAACTGGTTGAGTGTCTTGTCGGAATAAGTTACGACACCAACAACGTTATTTTTGACAAGATGTAACTTTCCACTAGTTGGGAAACCAACTGTAGTATCGACTGTGATTGCAGTTGCACCAACTGATACGTTATCAGTTAATCTTGTTCTGCCAGGAATTACGAAGTTACCAAAAATTGAGTCTCTGGAGACACTTACTTGATAATAATGGTCTCCACCATATATAAAGTCTTTTACGTCTGAGATAGCGCCAGAAGCGCCTACAATGTTGATGTCGGTGTCGTCCTTATCTTGGAATAGGGTTGAACCTTTTAACGCCCTAGGGTCGCCTGAGACCGATTTAACGACGAAATCCTGAGTGATGCTATAATCGGCATCAGAAGGTTTAAAGAGGAATTGTGATGGTTTGAGTACGTTAACGTTTTCGTTGTATAATACTTTGAAAAGTATTTTGTATGATTCTTCAGTGCCTTTGGTCTTGAAGAAGTCTTTAACCTGACGAATGAACTGAACCTGGTTTACATCACCATAGAAAGTTCTATTTTGGAAACCATTTGCAAAAGTTGATTTTAGATTATCAAAAAATTCTCTCAGGAAGAGATTTGATAGATTATAAACCTTGGTACTTCCAGTATGAGCTGCACCAACTGTAGAAGAGAATGAAAGTAGGTCTGGTCTGCTGTTTCTTTCTAATGCATCTACACCACTGAATCCACGTACACAACCACTAAAGTAAGTTGACCCAAAGCCTGTATATGTAATGATCTCATCATCAATCTTTAACAGGCCATACTTCTCTGGCCAACCAAGAGTACTATCTACGTAGATAGTGGTTGAATAAGATTGAGTGTCTGTGGTAAGACCCGTATATACTGTGGTAGCGGAACCAACGTAAGTCTGTAACTTAGTGTATTGATCAATATTTTCTCCAATATCAACGGCACCACCTTGGTATTCTTGTGAAACATAATATTGTTTCATAAATTCCACAAAAAGTGGACTTTCAGCTTGAACAAACTCTGGCAACTGATTCTCAATTACCTGGCTGATTTTAACTCTTTGAATGGAGGTGTCGATCATTTATATTTTCCGCTATTAGTAGGTGTAACCGGCTACGGTTGATGTTGAACTTTGAATTGAACCAGCTGATGATGGAATAGTCGTAATCGCAGTAGAAGTAATCGGTGAATTCGATTTTCTGATGTATGTTGGAACGTTGTAACTTGATTCTCTAATAAATCTTGAACCAGACGTGTTTTCTCCAGAAGAGATAATGTCTTGAACCATCGTAATACTCGTATTTGTCATATCAAGTCGAATGTACAAGTCACGAAGTCCGATTACATCATTTGAATGAGGTACGGCTTGGACTTCAATCACGTTATTTGATATGTCAGTAGAAAGAATATTTACAGTATCTATAATGATTTCGCCGATGTCATATTTGACGGTTCCTGCGTTCTTTTTGATGATATTTGGAGTACCACCATCGGTATATGTAAAGAAGAAGATGCGACCATTGTTTGCATCAATGACTTCATCCGCCATATAAACGGTTTCGTTGATACCTACGATTTTGAATCCAGTAGATACAACGTTATATGAGGATTGTGCGACATGGAACCTGTTTCCATAACAAAGTTCATACTGAGCGAAGACGCCGATCGCGGCACTCATATTTCTTCTCATTATGACTCTAGTAATGTTTGATGTGATCGATTCATTCACTCCATCGATCAGAGTTTGAGCCTTACTATATTTGAAACGACCTCCAAACTTGTTAATATCGATGGATCTTGAATATTGTGTCAATGCACTTGATACAAGAGTCTTCAGATTGTTGGGGTCATCACTAAAGTTTGTGTTATAATAAACAAATGACTGCAATTCGACATACAGGTACTTCAGGTCAATAAATTCTGGTACAATACCTGCAACCGAGTAACTTTTCAGTTTTTGAATGAGATCTTTCTTCGTAAAATCTGATAAAAAGTCACCATTTCTTGGTTTTGCAGAAATAAACACTTTTCCGAACTGTGGTGGACTTAATTCTTCTCCACCGTATGCACTTACAGACTCAATGTTCGGATAAATGTACGCAAGAACCGCTTCATAGTCCGATGCAGTCACTGCACGGTATTGTGAAGAGTAAATTCTTGGTGCATAATACTTGACGGACGAAATTGACTCAATATTATCACCATCTCTTGCTGGTTGATTGGTTGTAACGAGTGAAACGTTACTTGTATCGATCACTCCACCATCCTGATTGACTAATTGACCGACAAAACTGAATTCTGCGGCTCCATTTCCGTCTTTTCCACTCGTTGTGATGTAACTTACGGTGACATAATTGTCATTTACGAGTTTTCGACCGATAATTCCGTCTCCAAACAGAATTTCGTATCTTTCATCTTCGATTTCCTGCAAAAGATATGCATTTGTCGTTGAAGTGATACCAATAATGTTGTCAATTTGTTTATAAGTGACCGATGTTGATGCATTTTGGTTCACTTTGACTTTTACATTGACTGTAGAGGTGTCAATGTAAGAGTTTGGAAGAATATATCTCTGATTATACTGTGCCGTATTGACTGTAAAGTTCTGTTTGATGAAAGAACCTTCGTAAACTTCAATATCATCGAATCTGGCAACGCCATCAATCACATTTACGGTGATATCTTCTGGTAAAGAGAAGATATAACTGGTATTTGCAGCAACACCATTGCAAACAATACCGGCTTTGAGTGTTAACGTGACAACATCGTTCAGATTTGTTGCTAAAAATGAGATTCTTGCTCTAGCCGAACGACGAGAACGGGGAACATATCCAATATTACGTGCCAATGATACAACGTTTTCTCTTAATGTAGCGGAATCGAGAAAACTTTCATTCACCGACATATTGGTATTATATGCCGTGATGTAAGTATTGTATGCAAGCGCGTCTAGAATGATCGAAAGGTTTGAACCTTCGAAATCATAGTCAGTAAAATTTGAATTCGCCCTCAGATAGTCTCTGATGGACGTTTTGATTTGATCAAAATCTAAATTAACGTACTGACCGAAAGCCATTATACTCTAGCCGGGAAAAGAAGAACGTCTACTGTTTGAGTAGGAACAGGAAGACCGATAATATCATACTGAATTGTCACGTACATATCATTACTATCGCTATCAATGGTGACAGTTGCGTCAACATTGTTCACTCTCGGTTCAAAATTACTGATAGATGTGAGAATCTGCTCTCGAATACCAATATTTTGTAATGATGTATTCAGTTCAAACAACGAATCATTGACGTTTGAACCAAAAAGTGCATCAAAAGGCTTCTCACCAACGAGAGTAAGAACAATATTTTGAACCGAACGTTTGATGGCATCCTCATTTTTGATCGTAAGGAGATCATTCGTCACTGGATGACGTTTAAATGATAAATTAATGTCTCTAAACTCTCTCGAAACGGATGCCACTGATACGTATTTGGTCTAACCTTTTTATATTTAGTCGTTAATTAGAGCACTTGTCTCCCATATGTGGGTTCAGTGCCGTATTCCCAGTCATCGTAATCCTCATCATTACGAATTTTTTCGTGCAATTCGTTAGCTGAGTCAAATTTCTTCGATTTTTTCAACATATCATCGTTCACAACCTCCTGAAGAAGGTGTTCAGAGTCATAATTTGTGATCAGATGAGTGGTTCCCCACATTTCACGCATCATTTTCCTGTTGAAATCCGATGGTTGTCCCATTGTTTGCTCCTGATTCGTGTAAATCAGAACTTTTTACGGGGTTGCTATCCCGAATTTCTTTGATTTCGTACATAAAATCATCAGA